TCCCACAAATGGGCATTAAATTGGTTAAGGAATTTGAAGGATGCCGTTTGAATGCATATCCTGATCCTTTGTCTGGTGGTTTACCAATCACAATCGGTTGGGGTTCTACCAGAAATAAGAATGGGCAACCATTCAAGATGGGTGACAGTATCACTCAAGCAGAAGCGGATGAACTATTGATTGAAGAAGCAAAGCATCACTTCCTTCCAGCACTTCGTAAAATTCCTCACTGGAATGAAATGTCTGATGGTAAAAGAGGTGCTCTATTATCTTTCGCCTATAATCTTGGCGCTGGTTTTTATGGGGGCGATAATTTTAATACTATCACTCGTGTTCTAAAAAATAAAGAATGGGATAAGGTGCCAGATGCGCTTTACCTCTACAGAAATCCTGGTTCAAATGTAGAAGCAGGATTAGCACGTAGAAGAAAGGCGGAAGGTGAAGCTTGGAAAAAAGGTTAACTTCACACTAAACTAAAATGGAAAATAAAAGAGAAAAGTGTATGGGACAATTAATTCGTATTGTAATTCTTGGTTGGTCTGCTGCTCTTTTGACTGCTAGTTATGCTGGTGCCCTATCTAAAATGGACCCAACATTTATAGCAACAGTATTTACTGCATCTGCTGCTACTTTTGGTATCAATACCATGAAAAAAGGTGGAGATGATGATGATGAAAAAAAAGTAGAACCTCGTAGAGAGGAATTTGTAGAAGCACCACCCGAACCACCAGTTCAAGAAGCACCAGTAACTCTTGAAGAAAGAGTTGAAGCACTTGAAACTAAAGTTGATGAAGGTGAAGGATATGTTCAACCACGCACAGGTCTATAATGTCTAAATCTCCAAACAAAGGCAAAAAAGGTTCTGCTGGATCTAAACAATCTAAGCAGAACCAAGGTAATGCAACTGCTAAAAAAGCAAAAAATGGCGGAAAGAAAAAGTAAATCATGAGGTATTATGCCACGCGAATGGAATACACCTATTCGGGAACCCTGGAATCCTGTAATTAAAAAGTGCCTTGATGCTGTTGATGAACACATTAAGGCATACACTAAATCAGGAGATGACTGGCACTTATCGCAAGCAGAAATATTAAGAAAGTATGTAAAAGATTTGAAAGTTTGGATTCATAAACAAGAGGGAAGAGAATGAATCAATTTCCTTGGGGTGTTTTTGCAATTTTATCTTGTGGTCTTGCTTTTACAGCATACATTATTTACTACATATTAAAGTTAGCATATTTGGAGATGCAAGATGAAAAACCTAGCACTCATTCTGTCAGCGACGAGTCTGACGATTAGTGGGGCACTTTGTGTAGGTGCTTATATCACTTACCAAAAAGCACAAAAGATTTTAGACAATCCAGAAGCATTTGTTGGTGCTGTTGTAGAGAAACAAGTCACTAAAGCATTTGAAAAATTACCTATTCCCAAACTAAATACTGGGAGTATTAAATTTCCTTTCTAATGGATAATAAAGACCCATACATATATCGTATTCGCTCAATCCATAAAGTAGTCGATGGGGATACTATTGACGCTGATATTGATTTGGGGTTCGATATATCTCTTACTAAACGGATTCGCCTTGCTGGGGTTGACACTCCTGAAAGTCGCACAGCAGATGCGAATGAAAAGAAATATGGGATTGAATCAAAAGAATGGTTAAAGCATCATTGTGAAGGTGCTAAAAACATTCTTATTAAGACTGAACTTCCAGATTCTACTGAAAAGTATGGACGTATCATCGGTCATTTGTTTATTAATGATGAACCAACATCATTAAATGATCAAATGATTGCTGAAGGTTATGCTTGGAATTATGATGGTGGTACTAAAGTCAAAAACTTTGCTGAACTTGACGCAAAGCGTAAGAAATGATTTATTTTAATATTGTAAGATTATTCTTAATCATTTGGAGTGCTTTAATGATTTCTTCTGTAGAATCAGTTGCGATTCGTACAGAAGGGCAAGTGGAATTGGAATCTACAAATAGAGATGCATATGCCAAGGTGCTTACTCTTGCTGTTGGATCATTTCTTGGCGACGCCGCATTAAAATTGAGGAATAATCCAAATGACTCAAACCGTTCAAAGGCAGCAAGAAGAAGAAGTTCAAAAGAAGAAGAAACCTTCGAGGTTTGATAACTTCTTTTTTGATGCTTTATATAATATTATTACATATATACCAGTTGCAATTATTTCTTGGATTGTATCGAATTTAGATCTAGAATGATAATCTTGCGGATAATTTTTTAGCGATTTTTTTAGCAGGGGCAAATAAATGTTTAAATCTTTTTTGCCCTTCTTTTGTAAATTTTTCTGCAATTATTTCATCAATAATAATTTTGTTGTCAATTTCATATAAAGCATTAATTTCAACTTGATCGCGGATATATTGCTCTACGTTGTCAACTTGTTTTACAAAACGAGTTCCATCGGAAGAATATTCAAAAATATCGATGTGACCATTATCAGACATCACATAGTGTAATACTGGTTTGACTTGTTTGATTTTAATTTTAAACTTGTTTTTAGTTGCTTCTTTAATAAGAGGTTCAGCAGCATTTTTGAGGGCATTTAATGTTGTTGTAGCAACCATAGTGGATGCGGTGGTGACTACTGCGACAGCACCAGCCGTAGCAACAAGAGAAGGATCAGGTAAATTAATATCGATTCCACTGACAGTAAATGATGGTTGAGGTTTAGTTTCTGCTGCTATTTCAGAAATAGGCGTTTGAGTGGGGGAAGTTTGTACAAACTGAGGAACTTGAGGTGGGGGAGTCGGATCTGGGAGTCCTCTATTTTTATCCTGTTGTTCTGATTCTTGCTTTTGTTTCTCTGCTCTTACAGCAGCATTAAATTCTTCTTGTGTTGGAACATTAATGATTGGATAATTTATTGCTGGACTTGGAATATTAATAACGGGTACTTCCAATCCACGAATAATTGGTTGTTGAGTCGTTTGTGTAACTGGAGGTTCTATTGTAGATATGATTCGTGGAGAATCAATTTTTGCTGATTTTATTGGTTGTATTTCCATTGACTACATCCTGCATTCGTGGATATTTCACAACAACATCAGCACATATTTTTGCATAAGGACTTTCTGGATGAAAACTTACTCCAGATTTCATTGCTTCCCCACATTTGAGTAATCGAACTAATTCGAAATCAAGTCTTGCTTTATCTGCTTCTGCCTGTTGTCTGGAGATTTCAACTTTTGCTCTTTCTTTACAAAGTTCTTGTAAAGATCCATCAAGAGGAAAGTTAAATCCTAAACTTACACCAAAATTTCCATTGTGGGATTGGTAAGATGTTGGATCTTGACTTCCGTTAAAACTCCCTAAAGCAAAAGGAGCAAGACTCATTGTCGGTCCTTGGCAACTGACTCCACCACCATATGTGTTGAGTGCAAACGGTCCTTGTAATACTTGAACTGCTTGATTTGTTACATTTCCAGTAGCAGAAGCAGAAGGACCTGCGATATTGGTATTGCTTGGTGCCTGTTGAGCTCTACCTGATGCAGTCAATAGGAGAATTATTATTGGGTAAATACAGAAACCGAGTTTGTGGTAGATTGTTGTTCTGTGGTTCGATCTATCCATGTTTCTTTTGCCACTCCAGGCCCGAGATAAGTCTCACTAAACTGAAATGGAGCACCTTGATTCATTACACTATAATTTGCTCCTTTTTGGGGAGTGCCAGGAATGTTAATATTAGTTCCAGTTACAGTATAAGAAGTGCCAGTTGTATATTCAACTTGGCGAATTGATTCTATAATTTTTGTTTGAGTTTCTGTGGTTGCAGTAATAGTTCCTCTAGTAAAATTAGGAACTACGCTTTCTGCATTTGCAGGTGTGACAAGTGCAGCCACCGCAAGCAGGACAAACATTGCCCTGCTTTTGGAAGCACATGTAAATCCATCGTAAGACATGATTTAACCTCACTTAAACACGCTTAGTTCAATGCTACGTTGTGCTGTTGCTGTAGTACCAGCGCCCCCAGCAGTTACAGTAGGAACACCGGTAGGTGATAATGTACCGGCAAGAGTACCTTTGTCTCCTGCTAATTGAGTAACACTATCCCCATAAAGGTTGGGAGAAGCAATAACTCCAGCACTGACCGACTGAGAGGTGACTGCTGTATCAGCAGCATTGTAAGTTTCTGAGAAACTAAATGCTTGACCTGCTGTGCTGATAGATGGAGTAGCATCGCTATATGCACCATTGGCACCTAGACCAAAACTAGTATTTTGACCACTGAATTGAACGTTGGTCCCAGAAGTAGAGTATGATGCTCCAATTCTTGTTGATTGAACCGCTGCGCCCTGTACACCAAGTTGAACAGAATCAGTGATTTTTGATGTAATTTCAGCAGCACTAACAGGAGTAATAAAGAATAACGAAAAGGCTAATAGAAGTCTTTTCATTTTTCTTAGGTAATAAACACTACAACTATTTAGTATTTGATTTTTTAATTTCTATACTTGACAAATCCTAAATAAAAACTTAATATGGAAAATCCCCTACAGGGATTACATCATGAGTCTGTGATGTGAAATTAGAGCCGTGGAAGGTGCCCTTCGAGAGAGGTGGTGTACCCCCCTTCTATACGGATGTAGAGTTCAATTAAATTTAATGCAACAATTCTTTACTGTAGCCCTGCCCCTTCTGGCATCGGTTACAACCAATATGGCAACACTGCCTGTATTTCCTCCTTTAACGACACCTCCAGTGCCGTTTTCTGTTATTAAGGAGTTTGAAACTACGACAGCGACCAAAGAGGTTGCTCCCGAAAAGCCAAAAGAAAAAAGGCTAATTTGTAAAGGGTGTTCGGAATATGAGAACCTTGCTGTGGATTATTTTCAAGAGCAAGGAATTAAAGACAGAAACGCCCTTGCTACTATCCTGGGCAATATTAAGCAGGAATCTATGTTCGTGCCTAATATTTGTGAAGGTGGTAGTAGGACTCAGTACCATCACTGCGGTCGTGGTTATGGACTGATCCAATGGACATCTGCCGATCGTTATTATGGATTGGGTGATTTTGCTAAGAAGTTTGGTGGTTCTCCATCAACACTTCCAACGCAACTTCGTTATCTTACGAATGAAGTTCAATGGAAACGAATCGAAGACAGAATGAAAACTCCTGGTAAGTCTATCGATCGTTACATGAACTATGCGTATAGTTGGATTGGTTGGGGCATTCATGGTGCTCGCACTTCGTATGCTCATGAATATGCCTCTAAACTGATCACGGTAGAAGTTTGATAAAATAGAATAAATAAGGGGGAGTTCTCAACTCCCCTATGTTTAATTTTGGTAAAAAGAAACCAGATATAAAACAATATGCAATTATAGGAATTGCATTATCATCTATTATTATAACACTTTCACAATGCACGGGAGTATCACAAGATGGTCTTTGGAATTTATTGGACGAAATTCAAAGAAAGTATTTCCCACAAACTGTTCTTAATGAGTTTATACTTAAAGATTCTAAAAAATTAAATAGAAGAATTATTAGAGATGTAGACAACGCCATTAATAATGTGATTCCAGAATATGAACGTATTATTAAAGAAGAAGATAAAAAATATAAACCAAAATATATTGAAGAAAAAAATGATGAATCTTTATGTTATAGTAATGAATGTAAAGCACTTTCTCCTTCAATGAGGATTTATTCACATTGGATAGAAAATGATATATAATTACTGTATGTTTATTTTAAATATTTTTAGGCATGGAAGAACAAGTTAAACATTTGGAAAATTTGATCAATCAAAAAAATTCCACTTTGTCCGATATAAATTTGTTGGAAAACAATTTAAAAATTAAAAAAGAATTATTGTTAAAAATTCAAGGAGTAATTGAGTATTTAACTCAAATTGGAGTTTCTCTGACAACAGAAAATACTGAAAATTCTTCTACGGGTGAAGAAAAACAAGAATCTTAATGGTGATTAAAAAACTATTTTTTATACATACAAAAGTAAATTTTAATAAAGAACATTATGTCAACTACAGTACAACAAATTAACGAAGCATTTCAAACTTGGCAAACTGAAGACGAAAAGTTTGTTAGTGGAAATGGTGCAGCTGGCACACGTGCCCGCAAAGCTCTTCAAGAAATCTCTAAACTCGTCAAAGCCCGTAGGTTGGAGATTTCTGAGGAAAAAAATGCTCGTAAAGAAGTAAAGGCTTGACGGGTTGGGGTTAGTACCCTATAATACTCTCATGGGCAGGGAGGATTGCTCCTCTCTCCCACATGGGACTGTTGCTTATTGGTTAAAGCCCACTGCTTATAACGGTGTGAACAGAGTTCAATTCTCTGCAGTCCTACTTGATAATCCTAGGATTATCTTATTGCCTCAGTAACTCAGTGGACTAGAGTATCCGCCTTCTAAGCGGTTAGCCGTTGGTTCGAATCCAACCTGAGGCGCTTGACTTTTTGAGAAAAAAGTCTTATAAATAAAAACACTTAGGTCGAAAACAATGTCTTACCCAATGCCCACAAAACAGTTTAGTATTCTCGATTGCCGCTATTGGCATATTGAGGGTGCTCCCCTGTTTGCGGATATGGATAGACATATGTAAGATATGTAATCCATAAAAGCAAAAAGACAGGGGAGAGAAACCAAAAGTTTCCTCCCCTTTTTTGTTGCCTGTGACAGTTTCCTAAGTGTCCACCAACCTCCCCCCAGAGATCAAACGGTGGTATTCTAATCAAGTGGTTGAGGGATCGCCCCTCTCCCAGAACCTAGACAACTGAATATTTATCCATATTATTTGGGTCTGTTGCATAGCGGCTAATGCACCTGGCTTTTAACCAGTATATCGTGGGTTCGAGTCCCACCAGACCCATATGGGAGGATTTCCGAGTGGCTAAAGGAACCTGACTGTAAATCAGGCGGCTCTGTCCTTCGCAGGTTCGAATCCTGCTCCTCCCACCTTGGCCCTATAGTGAAGTGGTCTATCACGCCTACCTGTCTAGTAGGAATCTGGGATTCGAATTCCCATAGGGTCGTTGCTACGCTGCCTGTGGAGTGTTCCTCCTTGGCGGTTGTAGCAATCAAGGTCCTATCGTCTAGTGGTGAGGACATCACTCTTTCACAGTGAAGACACGGGTTCAAATCCCGTTAGGACTATATCCAGGTGTAGCTCAGTTTGGTAGAGCACTCCGTTTGGGGCGGAGAAGTCGGAGGTTCAAATCCTTTCATCTGGACTTGGAAATGTATGGACTACGGGTTGGAATAGAGTTGATCGCCTATTTCAATACTTCAGGTTCAATTCCTGAATTTCCAAAACGGCAACTGGATGTCGATAGTTGAGATTGCGATGCTTCTTATTGTATATTGCAAATACAATAAATGTTGGCGGTGATTTCAACATCCTTATGGGAACATAGCTCCAATTGGTAGAGCACATGATTGAAGATCATGGTGTTATCGGTTCAAATCCGATTGTTCCCTCTTGACCTTATGGTCACGGAGATTCACTTCCTCCGTTATGAAACTTCGGTTGGTTAGTGATAGGTTTTTCAGTCCGAAAACTGAAACTGGTAGGTTGTTGATATCGACTCCTATCTTGATGGAATGTATCTCAGCTGGTTAGAGAGCACGACTGATAATCGTGAGGTCGTCGGTTCGAGTCCGACCATTCCAATTCCCTTATGGGAAACTCGGAAGTGTGGCAGAGTCAGGCTTATCGCAGAATCCTGCTAAGATTCCGTGTCAAGTAATTGGCACCGTTGGTTCAAATCCAACCACTTCCGCCTGGAGAGTTGTCCGAGTGGTTTATGGTGAGATCTTGGAAAGGTCTTGTGTGTAACAGCACCAGAGGTTCGAATCCTCTACTCTCCGTTGGCAGTATAGCTCAGTCTGGTAGAGCACGGGTCTCATATGCCTATGGTCGGTAGTTCAAATCTACCTACTGCCTTGTGTCGTTAGCCTAGTGGTAAGGCAGCGGTTTGTGAAACCGCCCAGATGGGTTCAATTCCCATACGGCACCCCGTTCAGGTGGCAGAGTGGTCAAATGCGGAAGTCTGCAAAACTTCTTATCGTGGGTTCGAATCCTACCCTGAACTCCTATTGAGAAATCGTCTAATGGTAGGACACCTCCCTTTGAAGGAGTTTATCTAGGTTCGAGTCCTAGTTTCTCAGCCAGTCCGTGTAGCCCAATGGAAGAGGCACTACCTTGAGGGGGTAGGTGTTGGAGGTTCGAATCCTCTCACGGACACCTTGTTGGGTTGGTCTAATGGTAAGATGCAGGTCTCCAAAACCTTGCGATGGGGGTTCAAATCCCTCACCCTTCGCCTGTCCTTTTAGCTCAGTGGAACAGAGCAGTAGGCTACGAACCTATGTGTCGGGAGTTCGAATCTCTCAAAGGACGCTTGACAAACTTTTAAAAGTTTGTTACTATATAAATTGTTGGAGGTTGAGTCCCTGTTACATCCTGATGAGATGTATTACACTCAATCCATCATCGTGGGGAAGTGTAACGGTTGCACAGAAGTCTCATAAGCTTCAGGTAGGTGGTTCGATTCCGCCCCCCGCCACCAAAAACACACATACACACAAGAGTAAAACAATGACACCTTACGAACTACGATTTGAAATTTTTAAGCAAGCATATGCCTTTGCAAATGATAAGTTTTGTATTGAGATGGACACTGCCCGTACTTGGAATGAGTGTTCTATGAATACTGTAAAAATGGATCTTCCAGAATTTCCGTCATATCAAGAAGTTGAAGCACTTGCCGAAAAAATTAATAGTTTTGTGAGTTCTAAGTAGTAGAACATTCCCTTATAGCTCAATTGGCAGAGCACGGAGCTGTTAACTCTGGGGTTCCTGGTTCGAGTCCAGGTGGGGGAGTTGGAAGGACTGGAAATGACTGGGACTTCCTCTAAATCCTAACTTTTGTTAGGTCGGGGATTTGATCACCCCCGTTCGTAACAGAAAATGCTGGACAAACTTTGGAGGCAACTCCCACCCCATTTGGGTGCCTTCCTGAGAACAGGAAAAATAAGGTTTGGTGTTTTCTTATCACTGTCCTCTAACACAGTGAAAAAGCAGAAAGTGTCTTCTGCGAGTGGTGGTCACTCACTACTCATTTGCCCTTGTAGCTCAGTGGTAGAGCAACGGTTTTGTAAACCGTTGGTCGCTGGTTCAAATCCAGTCGGGGGCTTAAAATTAAATCAAAAAATAATTTTTGATATGAAAATTACTAAAATTGAAGGATTTGGATCTTTTGGAAATATTGTAGAAGACGTTGATTTAGAAAATATATCCGAAGAGGATTGGTATGAGATTAAAATGTGTCATTCTAAAAACCTTTTAACAATAATTAGATTGGAAAAAAAACTTGATTATAAAAAATATTATTCATTAATTCAAAATATAGGTATTCATAATGAAATTAGTCCTATTAGTATTCAAAAATTGTTTGGAAAAAAATCTTTAGATGAAATTAATAAGATAAAAAAAATATCAGATAATTTTAAAGTAGATAAAAATTTTGGCCAGTTATTTAGAGTTACTGCCCTTAAAGATGAAAATGGTTTACCTTTAGGTGCTTTTGATGATGGTGAATTGTTGTGGCATAGTAACAATGCTGGATTATTAGAATTTGGACCAGGTGTTGCTTTAATGGGATATCAGCAAATGACTAAAAGTGCAACTGGATTTTTGCAAACTGCTGATTATTTTGAAACTCTCTCTGAGACCTTTAAAAAAGAACTTATGGATATGGTAGTTGTTCATAATTATAAAAAAGCAACTATTAATCCAGAAGAAATACCTGATCAAGAACTAGTTTACGAAACTAGTTTTTGTCCAGAAGAAAATTCTAAAATACCTCTAGTGATTAAAAGTCCATCGGGAATAGTTGGATTGCATATTCCTCTTAATACTATTGACTATATTGAAGGGATGTGTAAAAGAGAAAGTGATAAATTATTAGAATGTATTAAAAAAGATTTATTTAGTGAAAAATACATCTATGATTATTGGTGGGAAAACGATCAAAATATTTTATTGTTCGACAATAGTATTACTTTGCACAGAAGACTTGTAAAGGGAAATAGTTGTGGAAATAGAATTGCTTATAGAATTCCTTTTAGTTATGAAAGTCTTTATGGGTATTATGAACCATATTTTCAAAAGAAATTTAGTGATTTGAGAAAAGATAAATGCAATTATTGTAAATCAATATCTTATTCCGATATTTCTTCATCTGAGATTAAAAAAATACAAATAATGGCGGATGAGCATCATAGATCTTATACATAAATACTTGACATAATACTCATTATGTCTTATACTTTTCCTATCCGTGTGAAGGAAATGTGTTGGGGGAAAAATCTCCCATTTTGCGGAGTTAGTTCAGTGGTAGAACGCTATCCTTCCAAGTTAGATGTCGTCGGTTCGAATCCGATACTCCGCTTCTTAACCAAATCTTAGTTGACATAAAACTCAAAATGCTCTAAGATACTCTCAATCTTAAGGTTTGCTTAAGACTCTCTAAATAACGAAGATTTACTTTGTTGTAAATCTTTACATTGTCGTTTAGTACAAAAAAACATTTTTATGAAATTCAAACAACTGATGCTTGCACCTGTTGCTTTTGGAATGGTTGCTCCTGTTGCTGCGAATGCCGCAGATCTTAATATGGCAGCAGTCAACCAATATTCCACTTCGGAACAAGTCACAAGCATTACTCAACTGTCTGATGTAAAACCCACTGATTGGGCATATCAGGCACTCAATAATCTCGTTGAGCGTTATGGTTGCGTTGCTGGTTATGAAAACGGAACTTATCTTGGTGGTAAGGCGATGACCCGTTTTGAGGCAGCAGCACTTCTGAATGCTTGCCTTGACCGTGTGACTGAAGTTACTGATGAATTTTCTCGTCTCTCAAAAGAGTTTGCTGACGAACTTCTTGTTATTCGCGGTCGTGTTGCCAAATTGGAAACCCAAGTTGGTCAACTCCAAGCAACTCAGTTCTCCACAACTACCAAACTGAAAGGTGAAGCAACTTTTGTTCTTGGTGGTGTAGAAGGTGCTCGTCTTGCTAATAATACTAATGTTGGTAATACTGCATTTAACTACGATCTTCGTTTGAACTTTGACACTTCGTTCACTGGTAAGGACCTGCTTCGTACTCGTCTGCGTACTGGTAATTTTTCCAGTCAACCCTTTGGTTCTTCTTCCTCCCTGTTCAAACTGGACAAGGCAGAAAGTTTCTCCAATGCTGTACAACTTGACCGTTTGTACTACAGTTTCCCTGCCCTTGCTAAGGGTGTGACCCTGACTGCTGGCGCTCTGGTTCGTAACACTGAGATGGCATGGATTCCTACTGCTTATAAGTCGGATGTTCTTGACTTCTTTGCTGTTGCTGGTGCTCCTGGTGTCTATAACAAGGCAACTGGTTCTGGTTTCGGTGCTCAGTGGGCACAACCTGGAAAGAAAGGTTTTGTTGCCAATCTGAACTATGTGGCACAAAACGGTTCCGATTCTACCAAAGGTGAATTTGATGCCTCTGGTGCTTTGAATACTCTGGCGCAGGTTGGGTATCGTGCTCCTCAATATGGTATTGCATTTGGATATCGTAATGGTACTGAAGGCACTCGTGTTCGTACCTTCAACGGTGTTGCTGGCAATGGTGGTACACTTGCTGCCAATCAAACCTCCAACGGTTATGCTTTGAATGCTTACTGGCAACCTAAGAAGTCGGGTATTATTCCTTCGGTTTCTGCTGCTTATGGTTGGAACTATGTGAGTGGTCCTGCAACTCCTAATGCTGCAACTAACTCTCAGACTTGGATGGCAGGCGTTCAGTGGAACGATGTGTTTGCTAAGGGTAATGCCTCTGGTTTCGCAATCGGTCAACCTGGCAACGCACCTACCCTGAGTAAGGATGCTCTGATGTGGGAAGCTTTCTATCGTTACAAGGTTAGTGACAACATCAGTGTCACTCCTGCAATCTTTTATGTCTCCAACAATCAGGCATTTAAGAACGCATCTTCTAACTATGGTGGTGTAATTCAGACGACTTTTAGGTTCTGATAGGTATTCCTAAAAAGTAAAATATTGGGGGGTTGACAAAACCCCCTTTTTAGTTTATCCTATATAAGGAAAGAAAAAACTAATGAAAATTAATTTATGGTTTTGTAAAGAAATGAATCAATGGCGTTGGACTTTGACCGATGATCATCGACCTATTGTTAAACAAGAATCTGGACAAAGAGATAATCTTCGTGATGCTATGAACGATGTTGCAAATACAGTAGAATATTTGTGCAAATTTAATGATACTTTTTGATAATTTTTTGGACATAAATTTATATAATTCTTTAGAAAATGTTTTTTTATTTGATAATAATTTAAAAAAAAATTTTAAAGAAATTACTCTCAGAAAACATATAAATTCTGATATTTTATATGATATAATTAGAGTAGATAATGAATTTATTTCAAACCTAGAAAAAGAATTGATTTCTAAAATAAATTATAAATTTAAATCTATTGAAATTCAATTCTGTTTGTGGGAAAATAATTCATATCTTAATATGCATTATGATTCAATTTATAAATATGGTGCAACGTTATATTTAAACGATTGGAAAAATGAGTGGGGAGGTTTATTTGTTTACAAAACACACTCAGGTACTATAAAAAAAATATGTCCTAAAAAAAATCTTTTAATTTTTAGTGATAAATCTGAAATTCATGGAGTAACTTTAATAAATTCTCCAGAAAAAAGAAAAACCATACAAATTTGGTTTAAATAGTTAATACTAAATGCCCGATGACCCAGCTAGTGAAGGGACCTGCCTTACAAGCAGACATCGGTAGGGGCGGAACCTATATCGGGCACTATTATAAATACCTAAAAAACTGGTATAATGGAAAAGTTATATAAATTACTTTCTGATACTCAGGCAAGTTTGTTTGTTCTCTTTCAAAAAACTTGGGTTTATCACTGGCATATTGTCGGACCTGACTTTAAACAAATTCACGACTTATTTGGTGAGCAGTATCTTTCTCTTCAAGAAGAAGTTGATCGTATTTCTGAGCATATGAGATTTCTTGAAATCAAACCAGTCAGTTCTTTATCTAGAGTGGTAGAAGTTTCTGGTATTGGTGAAGCAAAATCTAATATTTCTGAAATGGAAATGATAAGTGATTTGATTGATGGTCATCAAAAAATAATTACTATGCTTTCTGATGCTGCTGTTGAAGCAGACGAACAAAAGACAAGAGGAACAGTTAATCTTCTTGATGATTTAAATGAAGCACACGGTAAATTCGTTTGGATGCTTCGCTCATTTACTGAAAAATAATTAATTTATTGTAGCGATGGAAAATTTAAGAATCAGATGCCGCTCCTGTGGTAAGGAGTTAGAAGGGCATCCTACAAAAACTGTGTCTTGTGGTTGTCCAAATATGGCAACCATTCGCGGAGGAGTTATTTCAGCAGTTGACTTATCACAGGTTGTTATGCTAAACTCTATGAATAACAAATCTAAAAAAGGTGTTCTTACCAACGAAGATATTGCCTGGCAAGAGGCAAGAAGACAACGTAAAGTAAAACGCTTGGATTTTGAAGTCCGCTGAGGACTTATTTTGGAAGATTGGCCGAGTGGTTGATGGCGATAGTCTTGAAAACTATTAACGTTAGTAGCGTTCCAGGGTTCGAATCCCTGATCTTCCTTGTTACAAATATTACAAAATATAGATTATCTTAATCTATATTTTTGTATCAACACATAGTTGACATGTTGAAACTACTGTCTAGTATAATTAGTAGTATTCATCTTAAACCTTATGGATCAGCACACCTACCTTAATTGGGTGAAGATCAAGGCAACTTTTGAAGAGTCTGGTAATACGGACAATATGTTTTATAAAAGAGCAGTGGAAATTGTAAAAACTCGTAAAGATCCTCTCTCAAAATTTTTAGGAGATGGGGGAAACGAAAGGTGACTCATTTAGTAGTTGAAATTTTAAACAATCAAATTTGTTTGGGAATATTATGTTTTTGTTTAGTTATGTTCCCTATTATCGGAATTGCTAAAATACATGACATATCACATGAATCAAATAAACCCAGAAAAACTAATAACACAGAAAGAGTGTCAGGAGATGATTGATGCTGCTATACGAAGACACAATCGTAATGCTTCTATCATTAGCATGTGCGTCGGTTGGGTGGTTCTTGCTTTATTTGCTGAGGGACTTCTAAGACTCGTTGGGGTGATTCCACCTCTACTTCCATGGCTCAAAATCACTCTGAACTGATTTTTTTGGTTCCTTGGTTTGTTCTTGTGGGAATTTCTATATCAATGTTTATGCAAGGATGGATGATAATGAATGCTCATCATGGATATTCGAAAAGTCCAAAGGTGAAGCATCCAGAAATGAACGATGTTAAGGCGGGAGATTCTTTACTAGTGATAAGATTCACAGACGAAGATTTACAAGAACTTCAGCAAAGAGTTTTACAGCAAAAAATAGATGAGTTATTTGAAGAACCTTCAACATATGAGGACGAAAACGATGAATAATCTTTTTATATCTTCACTTTTACTTTTTGGTTCCATTGGGTTATTTGTTTATTGGGGACTTACACACGCATACCCAAATTTATAAAATATGTGTTACAATGACATATATACATAAAGATAGAGTATTTTATTTAAAAAATGGCAACAATTAATATTACTGTTAGTAGTCCCTCTGAAGGTGCAGCATGGACTGGTTCTATTGTAACTAATTCAGCTCTATCTGAAGTTGTTAATGGTGATGTTGCAAATATAACTAGTATTTCCAGCACATATGCTGGAAGCACGATTTCTTTTACTCCAACTCAATTTAGATTTTTTCCAGCTCCTAATAATAGCTATGTTACTTGGAGGTCGGTTACAGAATCTTCACAATATCCAAATACTGGTAGAAGTTTAGATATATGGTCTGATACTCTATACAATGATATTATTTTCAGCAGTGCCACTTGGAATGATTTAATTACTAATAGTGCAGCCGCAAATGGTGGCGCTGGATACACATTGAATTCTGGAAAATGGTCACTAACATATGATTACGATTACCCTTATGCTGGTGCTTGGAGTAAAGGTGGATTTATCTTATTTACTTAAATATACGGGGTGTAGCTCAGTTTGGTAGAGCACTCGCTTTGGGAGCGAGAAGTCGTAGGTTCGAATCCTGTCACCCCGATATTCTTGTCCAGTTTCAAAATTGGACTACTTGACGATAAAAAAAATATCGTCTATAATAACCTTGAAATCAAATTCAAACAATGACCCTGGTTACAAAATTTAAAAAAGATATTGACACTCTCAAATCCGCTGTTTCTGGAGAGTTTTATCTTGATGTAAAAAATTCAAAACTTTATAAAAAGGTATTTCGATACTATCAAAATGAAGGTGTAGTTTTTTCTGGAGATCCTTTGGATGATTATGAAATTTTGATGGAATATCTTGAGCAAGATCTTCAAACTTCTGGTGTTGTGTGAAGACTGAAAATCTTGTTATATTAGAGACAATTGATGAAAAAATTAAATATTGAATCTATAAGTCCTTCATTTATTTCTGGGTATTTTATTGAACCTTCTATTTGTGACGGACTTATAGATTTTTTTAATGAGGAAAATTATTTTCCAGTTTTGCGTGGGATGAACTCTAGTGCAAAAGTTAATTTAGAGGAAAAAGATTCTTACGATAAACCAATTTCAGCAACAACTACGGATAAAAGAATATTATCTTATCTGGATTCTTTATCCGAAGTAGTTGATTTGTACATAGAAGATTATCAATGGTGCAACATCACACAAAGTTCTTGGAAAATTACTGAACTTTTTAATATTCAATATTATCCACCTGGTGGTGGATTTAAAGTTTTTCATTTTGAAAGAAATGGATCTTTATCTTCAATCAAGAGGTATTTGACATTTATGACATATTTGAATGATGTCAACGATGGTGGGGAAACAGAGTTTTATTATCAAAATCTTAAAGTTAAACCTCAGAAAGGATTAACTTTAATATGGCCAGTTGATTGGACTCATATCCATCGTGGTGTTCCTTCTGCAACTGAAGAAAAAATAATAGTTACTGGATGGTACAGTTTTGTTTAAATGCAAAAAAGTTGCATAAACATAGTTTTTTTGATATAATTGAATTCAAGTCATTTATAATATATGTCTGAAACGATTACTGTAGTTCTTAATGGATATAAAAGACAAAATCTTAAAGAACAAGTTAATGCCATTAAAAATCAAACTGTACCAGTAAAAGAAATCTTTTATTGGCAAAACACTGTTCCTGGATTTTCTTATGATGAAGAAACATATTCGGAATTAAATTCATCTCTCAGTAATTATAATTATGGTGTTTGGGCAAGATTTGCTTATGCTTTAAACGCTAAATCTGATTATATTTGTGTTTTTGATGATGATACTATTCCAGGATCTAGATGGTTGGAAAACTGTTTAGAAACTTACAAGACACATCCTGGTCTTCTGGGTGGAATTGGTCTTAGATTTAAAAATGGCAATTATGAATTAGATCAATTACCTGATGGTAGATACACTAGATTTGGGTGGGATAATAATCCAATTTGCGTAGGAAACAATACTGAGGTTGTTGAAGTTGATATTGTAGGTCACTCTTGGTTTTTTTCTAGAGATCTTCTTTCAGTCTTTTGGAGGGAACTTCCTGCAGAACATTGGACTATGCTATGTGGGGAAGACATTCATTTCTCACACATGCTCCAAAAATACACGGATTTAAAAACCTATGTTCCTCCTCATCCTCCCAATGACAATTCAATGTGGAGTAGTTTAAAAGCAATGGAGTATGGGGGAGATCAATACGCTACTGCTCATATTACGTTAGGTACTGGTGAAATGAGACAGTATTTGCAAAATTGTGTTGATAATGGATTTATTCTTTATAGAGATAGAGTATGAAATTAATCGCACATAGGGGAAATGTTGATGGACCAAATCCATTATTAGAAAATCAACCAGAGACAATTGATAAAGCAATTCAATTAGGTTTTGATGTTGAAATTGACATACGATATGATACTTTGGACGGAGAGTTTTATTTGGGGCACGATGATCCACAATACTTAGTGACATCTTATTGGTTGGCACAGCGCATGGAAAATTTGTGGATTCATTGTAAAAATATTGATGCTCTTTACCATTTTGCCACTAAAACTGGTGGATATAATTATTTTTGGCATCAAGAAGATGATTATACTTTAACTAGTAAAGGATATATTTGGACTTATCCTGGTAAAACATATACTTCTAAATCTATAATTGTAATGCCAGAAACTATAGTTGATAAAAATAATTTAAATGATATGAGAGGATATAATTGTTTTGGTATTTGTAGTGATTTTGTGGGTAAACTATCATGAATGATCTTGCACTTTTTACCTGGACAAATTCGGAATATGATGATTTGTTTCCTGTTTACTTTGGCAATATCAACAAGTATTTTAAAGATCTGAAAAAAAGTTATGTTGCAATTAATGCCTTAAGTGAAAAAATTTCTGATGATCATATACAACTAATTAATGATGAAAATAATACTTATTGTGAAAGAATAATAAGTTGTCTTGATTATATTGAAGAAGAATATATTCTTTATGCACAAGAAGACTTCATACTGTATGATAATGTTAATTTTCAGGAATTTTTAAAATGTTTTGAATTCCTAAAGAGTAGTGATTATTCCTGTATTAAATTACTTAGATCTGGATCAGATTCTTTAGAAATAAAAAAATCCGAAAACATATATCAAAGCTGTAAAGAATTATCTGCAGTTCACCAGTCTTTGATTTGGAAGAAAAAAGATTTTATAGAAATAATATTAAATTTAAATCCAAGAACTATTAGAGATTTTGAATTTAATTCAAATGCAAGTTATATTATGAATAGATTGGGATATAAATCATGCTTTTATTTCCATAAAGATTCTCCTCCTCGTGGTGGACATTATGACAGTATAGTTTTCCCTTATACTGCTACTTCTATTTCCGCTGGTAAGTGGAATATGACGGAATATTCTAATGAGATTAATCAATTCTCTACCGAATATAATATAGATCTTAACAAAAGAGGAATTGTTTGATGATTAAACTTATTATTCTTGATATTGATGGTGTTATGACCGATGGTACTAAAGTATACGATCGTGAGCATAAAGTTTTGTCTAAAAGATTTTTTTGTAAAGATTTTACAGCGATAAAAAGATTTATTGCTTCTGGAATAAATGTTATAATGCTTTCTGGTGATGAGTGGAATCGTTCCATGGCAGAAAAAAGAAATATTGAATTTTATTGTTCTCGTGGTGAAAATCTTAGTTTAGATAAATCTCTTCTTTTACCAACTTTAATTGAAAAATATAACCTTTCTTTGGATGAAATTGCTTTTGTTGGTGATGATTATTTTGATCTTTCTATGTTTGAAAAATTAAAATACACATTTTGCCCCTATGATTCTCCTTTAATTATTAAGAATAAATCATATGTAACCTTAACTAAATGTGGGGGAACTGGAGTTGTATCTGAACTTTATGATTATTTTGTAGAAAATAAATTTGTTGAGGATTCTGACCCTGAGCAAGTTGCTCTATTAGATAAAAAAGAAATTACAAGTCAAGAAATGAAATAATGAATAATTACGATCTGTGTCTTTATGGTCATTTAACTGTTGATAGAGTTTTTACTGGATTTAGTGAAAGTTTAACACTAGGTGCCCTTGCCAATGTTTGGTATGCTTTCACTAAAATTAATCCTTCTCTTAAAATTAAATTGAATCCTATATCTTTAGGTGAAGCCATTGTTCTTGTAAACTGTGAAAATTCTCAAAGAATAGGACGAGCAAATTTAAACATAAAGGAAAGAAAAGTAAATATAGAAAAATCTAAGTGGCATCATATAATGTATTTGAACCATCTTAAAGACCTTTCCTTTATTAACCATATTGATACTGGAACAATATCTGCAGATATATCTGCTGGTGGTGATTTTGAAAGAATTATTCCTTTTCTGAATAAGATAGATTTTCTTTTTATTTCTGATGAAGATCTTTTTATGGATGTTTACGAACTATCTAAAAAAGTTTCTGGAAAAGTAATATTACATTATCCATCTGGAAGTTTAGTTGTTGGATCTGATGGTGAGGAGATAGAAACCCAAACTTCGGTTGTTGATAATTTGGATGTTCTTGGTGCTGGAGATATTTTTGCAGCAAGTTTTATTTCTTCCTACATGGAATCCAATGAGTTAAAAAAATCTATAGAATTTTCACATCAAAAAACTACAGAAATATTAATGGAGAAAAAAAGTATATGAAAACTAATATTGTCCTTCCAATAGCGGGAAATGGTCAGCGTTTTGTTGATGGTGGGTATAAGACCATCAAGCCTTTAATAGAATTTGAAGGTAAGTATTTAATTCAAAAATCAATGGAATCAATTGATTATGAAAATTCAAATTTAATTTTTATAGTCAGGAGAGAGCATGTTCAAACATTTAATTTGGATTTAAAATTAAAGGAAATTTTTGGACAAGATATAATTATTATTATTCTAGAAAACCCCACAGAGGGGGCTCTTTGTACTTGCCTATTTGCGGAAAAATATATTAATAATGATTATCCTCTAATTATTTTTACTCCAGATTGCTATTTTGAACCAAAATTTTCTATTGAACGTGTGCCATCAAATTATGATGGGGCAGTATCTACTTTTTCTTCTACTAGTCCAGCGCATAGTTATGTTCAATTGAATAGTGATAATCTTGTGGTTAAAGCAGCAGAAAAAGAAGTTATAAGTGAAAATGCTGTAGGTGGTCTTTATTACTTTAAACGAGGTAGTGTATTTGTAAAATATGCAAAAGATCAAATTGAAAAAAATATCAAAACAAAAGGAGAATTTTATATCTGTCCAGTATATAATTTATTAATAGATGCTGGTTTAAAAATTGGCATAGACAAAAATACCAGGCACGATATACTTGGAACACCAGAAGATTTAGATTTTTATTTAAAAAATAAAAAAGAGAATCTCTGATGAATACAATACCATTAATGATTCAAGGACCAACTGAATATTACAAAGAAATAGTAGAATTTTATAAAGATTATGAATGTGTTTGGTCAACTTGGTCCACCGAACCTAAACAAAATATTGATTATATAAATTCTAAAGAAAATTTTACAGTATTATTATCAGAAATTCCAAAATTTAAATATGACTATCATTGGGGTCTATATGCGTGGATTTCTACACTCAATGGATTTGAGTATTTAAAAAGTAAAAATTATGAATTTGGAATAAAAATTAGATCTGATTTTTTAATTGATATTTCTGAAATACTTAAAATTACAAAATTTGACCACTTTAATTGTTTTGGGTGGGATACTGGTGGGGTTGGATATTTGTGTGATTATTATTTTTCTAGTCCAGTTGATACTATGTGTGATATAATGAAAGAATGTATAAGTATAGAATCTGAATCATTTCCAGAAAATATCTTAACATATGCTTTACTTCAAAAACTTAACTTTAGAAAAATAAATTATACTTTAACAGACAATACTAAATTTTGGTGGTTGAAACGGGGTATAAGTGAGCAACATTATATGGATCATGTCAGAAATGGAACTTGGTATAATATAACCGATAAAAAACAAATTTCTAAGTGTGTTGATTATAACTTTTATAGAGATAATTTTCCAGAAAATTATGAACTAACTTATAAATGGGGTCCCAAATAAATGAAAGACTATCATAAAGAAATTGAATTTTTTTATAGTAAACTTTTTAATAATGAAAAGTTTGCTCTAGGAAAATTTGCAGATGGTGAATGGGGTGCTATAAAAGGAACTTATTTTTTTCCTGCTAATGGCGAATGGCAAGCAAATGGAAATGATCCTAGTTTTGAAGAAGCAAGATTAGCACTTATTGAATCAATTCAATATAAACATCCAGATTATTATGTTGCAATTTGTCCTTGTTATAAAGAAGCAATAGAATTTTCTGGGCAAAATGAAAAAAATATTACTTATGCTAATATTTTTGTAAACTCAAATTATCAATATTACAAAAAATATTATATTAACTTATATAAAGAAAGAGACATTCATTTAGTTACTCATAGAAACACAAACTTGGAAGATCTTCCATTTAAAGTTGAAAAATTTTATCCAATCGATTATAATGCTTGGATAGTCAATAAAGATCTTCCATATCAAATTCTTGAACAGGATCCAAAAGACAAATTATTTTTATTTGCTGCTGGATCTTTTGCAAATATTTTGGCTCATAAATTGTGGGTCAATAATAAAAATAATACGTATCTTGATGTCGGTTCTACTTTAAATATTTGGACAAAAGTAGAGAGATTAAAAAGAGACTATTATATGGGAAATCAAGAATTAGAAAATCTCTCTTGTCCTTGTCCAAATTTTTAAAAAGTTAATTATAAGATGAAAGTTGCATTAATAACAGGTATAACGGGTCAAGATGGATCTTATCTTGCCGAACTTCTTTTAGAAAAAGGATATGAGGTTCACGGTATTGTTCGGAGATCTTCTTTGATTAATACTGATCGTATTGATCATATTTACGATCAAATTAAACTTCATTATGGGGATCTGACTGATTCCACAAACCTTGTAAGAGTCATTCAGCAAGTTCAACCAGATGAGATTTATAATCTAGGTGCTCAAAGTCATGTAAAAGTATCTTTTGAGATGCCCGAATACACTGGACAAACTGATGGGTTGGGAACTCTTCGTATTCTTGAAGCAGTTCGTCTTTTGGGAATGGAAAGAAAGACTAGAATCTATCAGGCATCTACGTCAGAAATGTATGGTAAGGTTCAAGAAATTCCTCAAAAAGAAACTACACCTTTTTATCCTCGTTCACCTTATGGAGTTGCAAAAGTTTATGGATACTGGATCGTCAAAAACTACCGAGAGTCGTATGGATTACATGCAAATTCTGGAATTCTTTTCAATCACGAATCCCCAAGAAGAGGAGAAACTTTTGTCACAAGAAAAATCACTCGCGGATTATCATCTATTTCAACTGGGCAACAAGACATATTATATCTCGGGAATCTGAATGCGAAACGTGATTGGGGACATGCTAAAGATTTTGTTGAGGCAATGTGGTTGATGTTGCAGCAGGATGAACCTGATGATTACGTAATCGCCACAGGAAAGCAGTATTCGGTGCGTGAGTTTGTAGAAGAAGCAGCACCATACTTTGGTATGAATATTGTATGGGAAGGTGAAGGTATTATGGAAAGGGGTATTGATAAAAGTACTGGTAAAACGATCATTAAGGTCAACGCTAAATATTTTAGACCTGCTGAAGTAGAGACTTTATTAGGTGATGCCACTAAGGCAAAGGAAAAACTAGGTTGGGAACCTAAGATTTCTTTTAAACAACTTGTTGAGGATATGTGCATTTATGGACAGTGATTCTAGAGTATTAGTCGCTGGTGCCAACGGAATGGTTGGATCAGCAATTGTTAGAAACCTTGAAAGTAAAGATTATACTAACATTATTAAAGGAACTCGTCAGACTGTAGATTTTACAGATCAAGAAGCGACTGACACCTTTTTTAGACTTAAAAAACCCGATTATGTATTTGTTGCTGCTGCCAAAGTTGGTGGTATTATGGCAAACAGTACGTATAAAGCAGATTTTCTAACTCAGAATATTCGTATTCAAACAAATATTATTGATTCTGCTTATCGTTGGGGTGTAAAGAAACTGTTGTTCCTTGGATCATCTTGCATTTATCCTAAGTTTGCAACTCAACCTATCACCGAAGATCAGTTGATGACTGGTGCTCTGGAACCTACCAATGATGCCTATGCGATTGCTAAGATCACTGGTATTATGATGTGTCAGGCATATCGCCAGCAGCACGGTTTTAACGCTATCTCTCTGATGCCTACCAATCTTTATGGTCCTAATGATAATTTTAATTTAGAAACCTCACACGTTCTTCCTGCAATGATTGCAAAATTTCATGATGCAGTTTCATATCATAGTGAGTATTGGGAAGTTAAACTTTGGGGCGACGGATCTGCCATGAGAGAGTTTCTACATGTTGATGATCTTGCAGAAGCGTGTTATGTTTGTATGCAGAAATATGATGAGGTAGAGCATATTAATGTTGGAACTGGTGAGGACGTAACAATTAAAGAACTTGCAGAAACTGTTGCTAATATTGTTGGATATGATAGACAAATTAATTGGGATATTACAAAACCAAATGGTACTCCACGTAAAGTTTTAAACGTAGATAAAATTAAATCTCTTGGGTGGAATCCAAATATTTCTCTTTGTGAAGGGATTAAAAACACTTACGAATGGTATAAAAAAAATGTTGTCATTTAATCATATTGGAAATCTTGGTCGTCTTGGAAATCAAATGTTTCAATATGCTTCTTTAAAGGGCATTGCAAAATATAGAGACTATGAATATTCAATACCTCCAAAAGAAGTTTTTGGAAATATTGACAATAATGTTAAAAGAAGTGAATGTAACCTTCATGATGTTTTTGATTTAGAGAAAGAAAAAATTGGATTAATTAAAAATCCAACCTTACCCGAAAGAATGCATGAATTTGATGAAGATCTTTTTGTAAATTTTCCCGATAATGTAGATTTGTTTGGTTATTATCAAAGTGAAAAATATTTTAAACATATCGAAAATGAAATTAGGAAAGATTTTTCTTTTAAAGAAGATTTATTTGATATGTGTAAAAATGTTATTAATGGCGATGAAGTAGTAATATCTTTACACATAAGACGTGGAGATTACATAACTAATAATAATCATCCTGTTCAAGATATTGAATATTACGAAAAAGCATTATCCAAATTTGATAATTACCCAGTAATTGTTTTTTCGGATGATCCAGAATGGTGCAAGAATAAAAATATTTTTTCTTCCGATAGATTTTTAATATCTGAAAATAATACGACAGATTTTGATTTATGTTTGATGAGTTTGTGCGATTATCATATAATTGCAAATAGTTCTTTTAGTTGGTGGGGAGCTTGGTTGGCAAAAAGTAAGCAGGTAATTGCACCTAAAAAATGGTTTGGTGGGGAGTGTGTAAATAAAAATGTAAAAGATATGCCTTTTGGTAATTGGATTTGGTTATGATTAATTTATGGTATGAGGATTTTCATCTTCCTCCTGGTATGAATGGACCAAGAAAACTTCTTATAAATTTAAAAGAATCTTTAATAGATTCTAATATACCATTTTCAGTAAATTCTGAGAAATATAAAATTAATTTTTTAGTTCATTATGATGAGTATGCTTATCCAAAACACGAAAAACTGGAACACAGCACGTGTTTTATTGGTCCTCAATTTTGGCCATTTAACGACTATGGTAAATTTTTAATCGAACATCCCGAATACTATAATAAAATTATCGTTCCTTCTAAATGGGTAGAAAATAAGTTTATTGATAAATTTAATTTTCCTAAAAATAAAATTTGCATTTGGCCAGTTGGAATTGAAAAATTAAACACTAAAAAAGAAATTGAATTTGATTGTTTAATATACTTTAAAAGACGCAGCACTCATGAATTAAAAATTGTAGAAGATTTTTTTGCAAGTTTAGGTATTTCATATCAAGTCATCTCTTATGGTAATTATCAAGATGATGATTTGGAAAAACTTTGCAGTAAGTGTAAATTTTGTTTTCTTTTAAATGGAACTGAAAGTCAAGGTATAGCAGTTCAACAAATAATGTCGTCTAACACGCCATTGCTTGTTTGGGACGTTACTGAGTGGACAGATCAAGGTGAAGAATATAAAGTCTCTGCTACTTCTATACCCTATTGGTCTGATGAATGCGGAAAAGTTTTTTATGATAGGGATGATATAGAAATTACTTTTTTTGAGTTTTGTGATAAAATTAATGAATACAATCCAAGAAAATATATCGAAGAAAATCTTTCTTTTGAAAAATCTGTAAAAAAATTAATGGAGATTATAAATGATTGAAAATTGGAGTTGCCTCACGACACAAGACACTACTCCATATGCAGAGATTTGCATAGAGGCAGTTGAGAATGATGAAGTCTTTGAAAAATTTAAGCAGGACCCCAGATATACTGCTATTCTAGAACACGTGTCCCCAGAACACGGTCAAAAATATTTTAATGGAATTATGTACTATGAGTTAAATGCAGAACTTATAGAAGCATTTAAAGAAAACGATAAACTTGGTGGAGCAAATCTAATTGATTATGGAAATCCTTTTGGATATGTTTCACCTTCAACATTGAGGTATGTCCAAAATACTCTTGATATTGCTCACTTTGTTGGTGAAGGTGAAATTAATAAAATTGTAGAAATTGGTGGAGGTTACGGAGGACTGTGTAAGACAATTAGTTGCCTTTGTGATTTTGATGAATATCACATTTATGATCTCGAATCAGCATCTAAATTGCAGCAAAAGTATCTTTCTAATTTTAATATTAAAGATAAAGTATTTTTTCACTCGGTCCCAGAAAAAATTGAAGATGTGGATTTGCTAATTAGTAACTACGCTTATTCGGAACTTAATCTAGAACTTCAGAATCTTTATTATGAAAATGTTATTAAGAATGCAAAGAGAGTATACATGATTCTCAATCGTGGAGAAGTAAGTAGAGATGTTTTATTGAAGCGAGCAGAAGAAGATTTTGAAGTTGATGTTCAAAAAGTTTTAGATTTTTGGCCACCTAATGGATATCTTTACTATACAACTATGGTGAAGAAATGAAAATCTGCATCTTAACTATTGCAACAAACAAGTATATTCAGTTTGTTGAAAGACTTCTTGATAATATTGAAGAGAACTTTCTTAATGGGCACGATATTGAGTGTTTGCTTTTCACAGACCATGAAGTAGAAGCATCTGAAAATGTAAGAGTTTGTCAAATTGACCACGAACCTTGGCCAATGCCTACTTTGAAGAGATACAATTACTTCGTAAAAGAAAAAGAGTTTATCTCTCAGTTTGATTATTGTTTCTACTTTGATGTGGATATGGGTCTGGTAGATAAGGTTGGTGATGAGGTTCTAAGCGACCTAATTGCCACTCAGCACCCCTACCAGTCCTTCTATCCTAAGGAGCAGAGGTCGTATGATAGAAACCCACAATCGCTGGCATACGTGCCTGTGGGTGGGGAAGGTGAGCACTATTATGCTGGTGGATTTAATGGTGGGTCTACAAAGAGATTTCTTGAAATGGCAGAGGTTCTTGCAGACCGTGTAACCAAAGATCTTGAAAAAGGAGTTGTTGCTTTATGGCACGATGAATCTCAAATGAATCGCTATTTAATTGACAATCCACCAACTTTGAGTCTGACACCTTCATATTGTTTTGCGGAAGAACAGATGGGAAATCCAGAGTACCCATTTGCTCCTAAAATTATTGCCTTGAAGAAAAATCACAATGAACTTAGATCTTAGAGAAATACCTGCTCTTTATATGAATTTGGAGCAGCATACTGAAAAGAATGAGAGTATGCAAACTCTTTTGAAAGAATGTGGATTTAAACATATCATTCGTGTAGAAGGTGTTGCTCGTCCAGATCGTCCTGTTGCAGGATGCTCTGCTGCTCATCACAAAGGATTGTCCGAGATTGATCCACCATTTATTCTTTTTGAAGATGATTGTGTAATCAAGAATTTCCGTCCAGAGATTGAAATTCCTGATGATGCCGATGCAGTTTATCTTGGCATTTCATCTTGGGGGAGAATGAATGGACACTCTGGACCTTATGTTCAATATGAACACGTTAAAGATGATCTTTATCGTGTTTATAATATGTTAGGAGGACATTCTGTGTTGTATCTGAATGATGAATATGTTAGAATGTGCCAAAGGATTACTTATCATGCTGGATACATAATAGAAGATTACCAAGATATTGGATTTGCTGAGATTCAGAGATGGTTCAATGTCTATACATTTAATAATCCATTCTTTTATCAAACTAGTGGATATCATGGAACGGTTAATCCTCTAACAAGTTATCCGACAGAAGAGTGTTTTGTTTATAATAAAAATTATTTTTTACCTGAGAGAGTTGTATGACTAAATCACTAGTTACTGGCGGTGCTGGATTTATTGGTTCCAATCTTGTTGATCGCCTCATAGAAATAGGACACGAAGTTGTCGTTATTGACAATGAGTATTCCGATGCTCATGACCGATTCTATTGGAACGATAAAGCACAAAATTATAAGTATGATATTCGTGATTATGAAAATACACGCCCACTTTATGATGGTGTAGATTATGTTTTTCATATTGCGGCAGAAGCACGTATTCAACCCGCAATTTTAAACCCTATCGAAGCTGTAAGTATTAACTCTGTCGGCACAGTAACGGTTTTGCAGTGTGCTCGTGAATCTGGTGTTAAGAGAGTGATATATTCTTCTACATCTTCTGCATATGGAATGAACCAAATTCCCAACGTTGAAACTCAACCAGATGATTGTTTAAATCCATATTCAGTTTCGAAAGTGAATGGAGAAAAACTATGTAAAATGTATAATAATCTTTATAATCTTTCTACAATTTGTTTTCGGTATTTTAATGTTTATGGTGAGCGTCAACCACTTCGTGGACAATATGCTCCAGTAGTTGGAATTTTTCTTAGGCAAAATGCTGCTGGAGAACCACTCACGATTATCGGTGACGGAAATCAGCGTAGAGATTTTACATATGTTGGTGATGTTGTAAATGCAAACATTCTCGCAGCAACTAAAGACGTTGATGAAAGTGTGTTTGGACAACTTTATAATGTTGGGACTGGAAAAAATTATTCTATTAATGAGGTTGCCAGTTTTATTTCCACGAATATCGTAAATATTCCACCCCGCCCTGGTGAAACAAGAATTAGTTTATCAAATAATTCTAAATTGTGTGAAACTTTTGGGTGGAAACCAACAGTGATACTTGAAGATTGGATTAGTAAACAAATAGAAACATCTGAAACTTTAGATAGTAATTAGTATGACAGTTCAAATTTTTACGTCTGTGGTAAATAGACCACAATTTTTAGAGTTGCAAGTTAAGTTATTTTCTAAATTTTTGGAAAATGACTATCAATTTCATGTAGTGTATGATGATGGAATAGATAAAAATATTCTCAAAGAGTTTGAGAATATCTGCCAAAATAATAATTTAATTCTACATAAAGCGGATAATTCTGTAATACACAGTAATCCTTCTACTTGTATTAGTAAAGTCGTAAAATGGATTTATGATGAACTATTAATTAAAACATATCATGATGATATTTGCATGATTGTTGATTCTGATATGTTTTTGATTGATAAATTCAATGTTCAAGAATACATTTCCGAATATCCAATTGCTGGCATACCTCAATATAGAGGACATGTTAAGTACATTACAAATCAATTGATGATATTCAACATGAAAGAAATATTAAAGATAGATTCGAATATTGATTTTATGGATGGAACTGTTGAAAATCAGCATGTGGATAGTTGTGGAGAAATGCATTATTGGTTTAAAAAGAATAATATTAATTTGAAAGAAGTATTGACAGTCTATCCAACACATTTTAATGACATAGAGTTGCAAGATCCAAATATTACCAACGGCATTAATTTTGAGTTGTATGACGATATATTTTTACACTATAGGGCTGGATCAAATTGGTTTTCAAAATGGAAAGAAAATGAAGATCCTTTAATAGAAAAAGAAAAGATATTTAATAAAATAATCGAAAGTATCTTAATATCATAATTATAATGGACAAAAATAAATCAATCTATAAACTTAAAGGTCTTCCTCCAATTTATTATTTAAATCTTGATGGACAACCTGAAAGATCAGAATATATGGAGAATCAATTTAAATATTGGGAAATTGAAAACTATACTCGTATTTCTGCTTATGATGGGCGCGAAGATGATTTAGGGCACATTCTTAAAGGAAAGTATCCTGATAATATGTCTTCTGGAGAAGTTGGATGTGTAACTTCTCACCTTAAAGCATTGGAGTATTTTTTGCAAAATTCAGATTCTCCCTGCGCTTTAATTATGGAAGATGATTGTGATTTAGATACTGTTAAGCATTGGTCTTTTAATTGGAAAGATTTCTTTTCAAAAGTTCCTTATGCTTATGATGTAATTCAATTGGCAATTATTAATCCTGCTCAGGTTCATTTGAAAATTCACCGACGATTTGTGAATGACTTTTCAACCGCTTGTTATTTAATAACTAGACGTCACGCTCAAAAACTTATAGATCTACATGTAAGAGATGGAAAATATAAGTTGGATAATGGAGTTAAACCTAGAGCGGTTGCTGATGACTTAATTTATAATTCTGGTAATACTTATGCTATACCATTATTTCTTTATAAGATTGAACTGGGGTCATCAATACATCGTGACCATGTTGATGTTTTTCATCGCAGTAGTTATGAAGGGTTGTGGCAATTTTGGAAAAATCAATCATCAGAAATAGATGATTGGAATGCAATCTTCGATTATGACCCTTATTTTGGAACACTTCCTCCTGGTTGGGAAGGGAAATAGTAAGCATTTATACTTATAATGTGCGAAAATCGTAACAGGGGTGCTTGACACCCCTTTATTTTTCCTATATAATTGTGTAACAATTCTTAACGAATTTACAATGACTGTAACAACTAATGATCGTGGTCAACAAAACATGTGGGCAAAAGAACCCACCATGTACTACGAAAACTACGGGATGGATACTCCCAATCAAGTAAAGGAAAGATACAATGGACGCTGGGCAATGGTCGGCATTATTGCTGGTGCTATTTCTTATGCTCTCACTGGCAAACTCTTCTTCGGAATCTTCTGATGACTGAACTTATTTGGACAGTAACCACTGTTGCTTTTTTTGTGACTTTAGGTTATGCTGTGGAGAAACTTGCTGAAACTTATTCATGAGTGCTAATATGCTTGGGCAACTTGGAGTTGCTCTTCAAGAGGTTGGTTGGGATCGAGATGTAGAACTAGAAGTCAAAGTCGCAGGCACCCTCAAAAATGATAAGTTTATTGTAATTAAACCTATCAAAGAAAAACTGGTTTCTAATCTAGATCCAAGTCTTAAACAACAACACCCTTATAAAGGAGAAAACTAATGGAAAAAATTTTTACTGAAAAAGCAGAACGTCTGAATGGTCGTCTTGCAATGCTAGGATTTGTTGCCGCTGTTGGTGCATATATCACTACTGGGCAAGTGATTCCTGGTATTTGGTGAGTATTATAAAATCAACACATCTTTGAAATAAGACTTAATCATTCTTAACTCTGCTCTAAATAAAGGGCAGAGTTTTTTAGTATTATGCCACGCGGACAATTGACCAAGCAGGAAATAAAGAGAATATTATTGATGTATAAGAACGAATTATACGAAGAAAATATTGGATACACTTCAGATCCAAAGGGACTTGCTCACAAGTATTTGAACAAGGTTTTAGACAAGATAGAGGAATACGCCAGATAAGCACTCATACTTATTGACAGGATTTCCTGACAATGTTATGATAAATACATCAAACATTAAGGAATGTAACAATTCTCTAATGTTGTCCTCTACCTAACCGAGACCTATGGGGAGGTTAAACACAGTCTCTCATACCCACAATGGAGGGTGTTGTGGGAAATACTGTAACCATCCAGTTCCCCCTGGACTTTTACTTACCCCTTTAACGAAAAATGACTGCTACAATCGCTACACGTCGCTCAACTACTTCGGCGTGGGATTCATTCTGTGAATGGATTACTTCAACGAACAACCGCCTTTATGTTGGTTGGTTCGGAACTTTGATGATTCCTACATTGCTTGCGGCAACTGTATGTTTCATCGTCGCCTTCATTGCTGCCCCGCCTGTGGACATTGATGGCATTCGTGAACCTGTTGCTGGTTCACTCATGTATGGTAATAACATCATCTCTGGTGCTGTTGTTCCTTCAAGCAACGCTATTGGTCTGCACTTCTATCCCATTTGGGAAGCAGCAAGTTTGGACGAATGGCTCTATAACGGTGGTCCTTACCAACTTGTTGTTTTCCACTTCCTTATTGGCATCTTTAGCTATATGGGTCGTGAATGGGAACTTTCCTATCGTCTTGGTATGCGTCCTTGGATTTGCGTAGCATATTCGGCACCCGTTGCTGCTGCTACTGCTGTATTCTTGGTATATCCTTTTGGTCAAGGAAGTTTTAGTGATGGTATGCCACTTGGTATTTCTGGAACCTTCAACTACATGCTTGTGTTCCAGGCAGAGCACAACATCCTGATGCACCCCTTCCACATGCTTGGAGTTGCTGGTGTGTTCGGTGGTTCTCTGTTCAGTGCGATGCACGGTTCTCTGGTTACTTCTTCCCTGGTTCGTGAAACCACTGAGAATGAGTCACAGAACTATGGTTACAAGTTCGGTCAAGAAGAAGAGACTTATAACATCGTTGCTGCTCACGGGTATTTTGGACGCCTTATTTTTCAGTATGCTTCGTTCAATAACTCCCGTTCGCTGCACTTCTTTTTAGCGGCGTGGCCAGTAGTTGGTATTTGGTTTGCTGCTCTAGGTGTAAGCACCATGGCATTTAACCTTAACGGATTTAATTACAACCAGAGTATTCTTGACTCACAAAATCGTGTAATTAACTCTTGGGCTGATGTTCTTAACCGTGCTAATCTTGGTTTCGAGGTGATGCATGAGAGAAACGCCCACAACTTTCCTCTGGACCTTGCTGCTGCAAGCAACACCCCTGTTGCTCTTACTGCACCTGCAATCGGTTGATAAAAACTCAATAGTTTTTAAGACCTCCTTTCGGGGGTCTTTTTTTATGCTATAAATAATAATGTAGTAGAGACAGTAGCAGTAAGAATGAAGCATAAGCATCATATTGTTCCAAGACATATGGGTGGAACTGATGACCCATCAAATCTTGTTGAACTGACTGTTCAGGAACACGCAGAGGCGCATAGGAAACTTTGGGAGGAGTATGGAAATATTAAGGACTATGCTGCTTGGAAAGGTTTGTCTGGAACCATAGGTAAGGAAGAAATAGTTAAGATGTTAATGGACCCCACAGGAAGAAAACATAGTGAGGAAACTAAAAAGAAGATAAGTGAAGCATGTAAAGGAAAAAAATTAAGCGATAAAACCAAAGAAAAATTAAGTGCTATTAATAAAGGTAAAAAGTTGAGTGAAGAGCATAAGAAAAATATTTCCAAAAGTTTAAAAGGAGATCCCCGACTTGCTTCCAACTTGGGTAAGAATTTAAGTGAAGAACAAAAACAGAAGTTGCGTATTGCGAATATGGGAAATAAAAATGCTTCTGGTCCTCACAAAGTAAGTGAAAAATCTCGACAAAATAGAATAAATGCAACAAAGGAAAGATGGAGACAGTATAGAATATCAAAGGGATTGGACCCAGATAAACCTGTTGATAAGAGATATAATAAGTAGAATTTCTTATTGACTTTTATTGTAAAGTATTGTAAACTAAATATGAGAAATAATAAAGGAGGTTTGATGGTTTCATCTACACTTTCAAAACCAATTCAACAAAGGGGGTGGTTTGATGTCTTGGATGATTGGCTTAAAAGAGACCGTTTCGTTTTTGTTGGCTGGTCTGGACTTCTTCTTTTTCCCACTGCTTATCTTGCTCTTGGTGGTTGGCTTACTGGAACAACTTTCGTTACGAGTTGGTACACTCACGGGCTTGCAAGTTCCTATTTGGAGGGCGCGAATTTTCTTACAGCGGCAGTTAGTAGCCCAGCAGATTCTATGGGTCATTCTCTTCTGCTTCTCTGGGGTCCTGAGTCTCAGGGGGATTTCGTCAGGTGGTGCCAACTTGGGGGACTCTGGACTTTTGTGGCGCTCCACGGAGCCTTCGCTCTTATAGGTTTCATGCTTCGCCAGTTTG